TCTCTGGGCGAGGTTGATGCAAGGCCTGCGGTTCATTTATTGTGCGTTTTGGCTCCAACTGTGGATGCTTGGGCTCATAGCACTCAGGACAAACTTTAAAGCCTGTCCATTCCTTGATAAGCGTATTAAGTTTGTACCGTTGGCCACACCTGTCGCACAGCGCAATTGCAAATTTGCCTGATACATAGGCCATGGTTTACCTCTGCGTGTACGTAGGTACCACAAAGAAGCCCGAACGCTCACGGTCTTCAGAAGCTGCACGTGCAAACTCTTCTTCGTACATTTGCTTAAGCAACATGACACGATCAGGCGCTTTTTTGACTGCCAAATAATACGCCAATCCGGCTGCCAAACAAGGCAAGAAGCGGAAAGAGATGTCGGCTGTGTTTGTAAATGCACCCGCATTATCCATGCGAAGAATTGCATAGTAGACAAGCGTCCATGTCTGTGTTGAATCCGGTGCTGGGTATAAAAACACCTTGGCCGGCACAGTACGCTGGATGTAGTACTGCGCAGGGCGCGACTGGGTCAACTTATTGGGTACATGGAGCCACTCTGCGCGGCCTATGCGGTCAATTGTGATGTCCTGCTGGGTAGACTGGCCTGCGTTGGTCCGGATCACGGCTGAAAGGCCGTCAATCGTGTCCGCAGGCAGTTCATACTCATACACACCGGGCGTCAGCACCTGCTGGCGCTGCTCAATCGTCCAAAGATTTAAACCACGGTTAGCCCACTCTGCAAAAATTAAATTGACAGAGCGGAGCGCCGTTTTCATGTCATATCCGTCGCGCACCTCAATACCGCAGCGCTCATACGCCTCAGCTATGAGGTCATCAAACTGCAGATCAAAGTTGGATATGCCAGAAGTGGTCATCTTAGTAGATCATTGCTGTGCGGGCACGGGCTGCGCCAACACCACGAACGTTAACCTTGTCACCCTGAACGCTCTTTTTAACGTTTTGGCTGAGAGTCTCGCCCTGAGATTGGCCCATACCGGCAACCATTCCACCCTTAGCAAAACCTTTTTTAGCAATGCCCTCGCCTTTTTTTGCAAGACCACCGTCTTTGTAACAATTTTTCATTTCGCCACCTTGTCTAAATTTTCTGCCTTTACTGGCCTTACTGAAATCCATCGCCACAGATTGTGGGATGCCAACTTTCTTTGCAAATGCTGGATTATGCGCCGCCGCATCCATCAACTGCTTTTGTTTTTTACTGACTGCGGGCATTTGCTGCTCCCATTAAACGGTCTAACTTTTCGTCCAACCTGTCTAGTCTATCCAAAACACGGTTGATGTCTGCATGGACTTCGGCTTTGGTCACATATTCCTTGGCAATTTCTTCACGGGTGCGATTGAGCAGGATCTGAAGACGATTAATCTCAGATGCTTTGTCGCGCAATACCCAACCCACGAATCCTATACCTGCCGTTAGGATCATGTTCCAAACAACGCCTTCCATTTAGCACTTCCATTTCCGTAAGCTCTTGTTGATCCGGCTATCTGGATCCTTGGCGGTCTTCTCGCTTGTCAACTTCTTTTTCATGCCTTCCATTCGGGCACAAAAGCTGTCTTTGCGAGAACCTCCCTCTGGCTGCGGGGCCTTTAATCCGGGTTTACCCGGATTGGCCTTGTTGTAAGAAGCACGGCCCTTGGCGTTTAATCCGCCGCTGGGACTTTTGCCCTCTTTCCGCTGCCAAGCAGGAGACTTAGCCATTTCAATACATCTTGCAGGGCTTGTTACGAGCCAAGCCTACGCCACGCGGTGTAGTGGAACCAGAAGGAGCCACTGTTTTGCGAGGGGTCTGTTTAGCACCGCTTTTAGACATGTCTTGCTTTTGCGCACCGGGTTGAACTTCACCTTGGTACTGGTCATCTGCCATTTTTGCTGCTCGTCCCATTTTGGACTCCTTATCCGTAGAAAATTGTAAGGCCGGTTTGATTGGTCATTTGGCCATAAATACCATTGCGTGCAACGATACCGTCACCGGGAATCAACAACGGCACCACATCAGATGTGTTGTTTGTATCCAAAGACATCAACCAACGTGTGCCTTGAGTTCCTGCCGCACCTGCAGTGATAGAGCCACTGTTGATGTCGGTGATGGTGTAAGTGTTTGCGCCAGTTTTGGTAATCGTGTAATTACCATTTGTCGCTGTACCACCCGTGCCAGCAGCAAAGGTTAAGCCAACCACATCACCTGTTACCAGTCCGTGGGCGTTGTTTGTAACTGTCACTGTTGTGCCAGAGCGTCCATAAGTAACAGACACAGGGGCCGTTGTGGTATCCCACATGTTTACCGTCCCTGCCGTGCCGCTACCAATCTGAATTAGCGCTTTTAAACGCGAACGGCCGTTGACAAGCTGGCCACTCGCGTTGATATGCGCCGATAGTACGTCAAATTGAAAACCCATAATTAATCTCCTTGTAAGCGGGGGCCAAGGCCCCCTAGATCAATTAAGCAGTACGGGTAAACACGTAGGCCGTTGCGCTTGAGAACATGATAGTGAAACGAGCAAGGCCGGTTACACCCGAAGCAACTGTCAAATCACCAAAACTGGTAGCACTGTCCGCCGCAGCAGTAGACAAAATGCCGTTTGTAGCAACAGCAATAGTCACCGTGCTTGCACCACCAGTATTGTCAATGTACAGGTCCATCACTGTGCCTTTTGCAGCACCAAGAGCAGCGCCAAGCAATGTGCCTGTTGGCAACGTGATGGTTGTAGGGGCTGCTGAAGTGGAAGTGATGTAACCTGTTGCAACTTGTGCTGCAGTAGCCACGCCTGTAGCGTTAATGGCAGCGGTTGAAGGGTGATTCTGATCAGTGAAAACCAAATTTGTGGTTGTCAAATTGGTTACGCTGGTAGTAGCACCAAACGTAGCGTTGACAGTGACTGCGCCTGTGGTAGCGCTCTTAGAGATGGATTGAAAGCCATTTAGGGAACGAACTGGTCCCGTGAATGTGGTATTTGCCATGGTATTTCCTTACATACAAGTGGAGGTGCATTATTCTGTATGTCGTCAGCCGGGACTGTTTAATGCACCGGATAACCCCGGAGTGATTGCAATATACACCAAATAAAAAGGGAGCACAAGGCTCCCTTTTTAAATATTTCCGAAGAAATATTATGCGCCGGGCGAACCGTAAGCGCCACGTGGGTCAGACCAGCCGAAGCTGTAACGCTCACGAGCTTTGTAACGAACGTTACCTGTGTCAAAGTCGCCTTCAAAGGCTGTTTTGATAGGTGAGCGCTCGAACATTTTCAAGCCGTTAGGTGCATCAGTGATGATGAACCAAGCATTGACGTCTGTCAAGTAGTGGTTTACAGAGTAGCCTTCTGGGAGCATGCCCATAGACTTAATGGCGTTGACATCATTGTCAGCAGTGCCAGTGCGCAAAGTGCTCTTCATCAGGCGCTCTGCAGTGAACTGCAGTTCCTTAGGAACAATCATCTTGCGGCCAGTCAAAGCGACCTTCAAACCACGCTCGTCGATGAACGCGGCGATGTCGATCAAAGCCTGCTCCAACGATGTCTCATTCAAATCTGCAGGCACTGCGGGAGTGTTTGCATAGTTGGAAGACAAAGCAGTTGGGTGATCGGTTGCGAACAATGCAACGCCGTCGCCGCCGGCATAGTTGCCGCCAGTGAAACCGTTGTTCAACACAGAAGCAGCTTTTACTTGCTTTGTGAAGCTCATTGAACGAGCCATAGCTTTGGTGTAACGACCAGACAAGCGGTCATCCAAGTTATCTTCCACAGCTTCCTCTGTCAACGCGAAAGCCATAGCAACGGTTTCGTGTGTGTAGCGGGCTGTGAAGGATTCCAGTGCTGTGTCGTACTGAACGCCGGCACCCTCAGTTTTCACTGGAGCAGAGCCGAAGCCAGTCAACATGACCTCTTCTTCAAATGCACGGTCTGATGTCTCAATAGAGAAAATCTGCTCGTGCTCGTTTTCGTAACGCTTGTACTCTAAGCCGAACAGTGCGTTCAGGCCGGGCTCAAGTTCTTTTACCAGTTGGGAACGTGTAATAGCCATGATTATGCTCCGTCAGCAGCAACGCCTGTACTACCGTACTGGTGTTGATTAAGTTTAACAACAACCACAGCGTATTGGCCTAAAGAGTTATCAGCTTGATCGCTCAAACCAACAATCTTCATAGTCAATGCAGCAGTCTTCGCGGGAGTGCCCAATGTACCGTTAGAAACACCAGTCGTTGTGCTACCAGTTGTGGAAGCGGTGGGATCAGCGTTCTTACCGATATCGGCTTGAGCAATAGTACCAGCAGCTTGGATCAAGAACAGTTGGTTGGGATCATCCAACACTTCGCAAACGATCTGGCCTGAGGTGATATCAACACTACCGGGGTAGAAGTTTTTCCATGTGGGCTTGCCCGCACGGGTTGGGTCATTGTACTGACAGCCGTTGAAGACGCCTGTGGGGGCGGCATGTGTAGCTGCGTCATACTTAATGATGTAACCGTCGTATACGACGACCAAGTCGCCTTGGTAAATTGCTCCGGACTGATTATCCGCAATTTGATAACCGTACTGCTTCTGGGCACCAGTAGCAGAAAGGTTACCAATGGGACGCAGGCCAAAAGGCTTATTAACGTTTGCCATTTGTAGCTCCTACAAAAATTTGAAGTATCAACATTTTACTGTTGACGGAATGTTGTGCGCGAGCTCCTTTCGGGGCTCTGAATCCGCATTGTAGAGTGTGCGTTCTCTCGCATCATCTCGTTGTCAACGGCATGTAACTGTTCCTGAGCCTTACGGCGGTAATACTCGTTGCGCTCTGCAATAGTCTCATCAGGAACTCTTGCAAGCAAAAGTCCACCTACAGAAACCACTCCAGCATGCTTACCGTCATCAACGGTAGGCATCATGCCTTGATATTCTTCTGGCAACTCTTCAAGACGGACTAGTTCATAGCCCTCACGAAGACGTCCGTAGACGTTTTGTTTATCCAGATGGCCATTCACTTCGGCACGGATCCAACGATGCTTAAACCCTTCGGGGGCAGGAGGCGCGTCAAGACGTGAGGGAGGGGTCCAAGGACGGCGACGTTTTTCCGTATCGCGGGTTGCGCGAGGGGCTTTGTCGATAGTAACTTTAGTCATTGTTTCACTCCTTAACATACTTGGCATACTCTTCAAGAGGAACGCCCAGTTTTTTTGCTATAGCAACCTGACTCGGCGAAAGCCGGACAGTACGGCGCGCACTATTTATTCCCGAACTACGGGCGGCAGGGGCAACAGCAGGCGCGGAACGCTGTTGTCTGGATTGGTCTTTAAACTTGTCTGGAAAAGTATTCCTAACACGTTTGTCAAGTTCAGTATAGTACTCATCTGAAGACGGGTCAACACCTTCTTGTTCAACAAGTGTTTGATGTATGCCCCAAGCAGCATATGTCATCACCCGATCTTGTCCAAACCAAGAGTTTTGCTCTGCCCATTCCTCTGCACGAGGACTAGGAGCAGGACGTTGTGGCTGCGGAGCAGGTGCTGGTTGCACTTGCTGATATTGTTGCTGTTGAACAACTTCTTGCTGCGATTGCAACCAACCGGCTACTTGACGCTGCTCACCGCTCAAGGCAGATAAGCGCTCTTGCGCTTCCAACTCAGTGCTAACATCGTTTTCTTCACGTGCCTTGGCAATGATTTGGCGCAACTGCACCTGTTGGGTCTCTAGACGTGTCTTGGCTTCGTTCAGGCGACTGTAATCCGTCTGCACAAGCTTCTGTTGGAGGTTCTGCGTCTGGTTCTGCAGTCCTTTGGCGTACTCAAGGGCTGCCTGCTCACGGCGCTCGGCCTCGCGCATGCGTGCAGTGAGCTTGGAGATGCGCTTTTGCACACCTTCACTGATTTCATCCAACTCGTTTTTAGGAGCAGACTCTTGTTCAGGTTTTTGGAATATCTTAGCCTCTGGCTCAGGCATCGCGGGGCTCTCGTCGCCCTCAGGTCTGTCAAAAGTTACGTCTGTAGCTTTTTCTCCATCCCCAAGGTCAAATTCAAGCTGCGAGTCATTCATTACTTGTGTCATATGCTTCCTTACATGTGCAGAATGTCTTCTGGATCGCTGATGCGGGCCAGAATTTCATCGTCATTGAGAATACGGATTTCTCCACCATTGATGCCCATTCGTGCGCCCGCGTAACGGCCAAAAATGATCCAATCGCCTTCTTTACACCAAGGACCGTCCGGAAACTTGTCGGTGTCTTTGTAAGCAAGTGGGCCAACGGCCAAAACGTATGCGCAAGTGGTAGTGAGTTGCTGTCGTTCCAAGGTTTCTTCGGCTAATTCAATGCCGCCCTTGGTTTTCTTAGCGCCTCTGTAGGGCAACACCACAACACGCCAGCCAGTTGGCTGTGGAAGGTGATCCTTGATGTTTTCAATACGCTGCTCTTCTTCTGCCTCTTCAATCTTGGCAGCTTCAGCAGCAGCGGCCTCAGCGGCGGCTTTTTCAACCGCTTCCTCAGCCCATCGCTTCTCTAATGCAGTCATTTCCATCTGTTGGTCCTTTATAGATCAGAGTTCTTGTTCAAGACATCCTGTATGGCTTCCTGAACAAACGAATAACCCTCTAACCTGCCCATCAAATGTTTGTACTGCTCCATCGATTTGACATTGCCGCTGCTAACGAAGTCTTTAGTTTCGTTTTCAAGCCTGCGAATGGCAAATATGACTTTCTCTGCAAATTCAAGCATGGATAACTCCAATGAAGCAGACAGATAGACCCCTGTCCGAAGGTTACGTGGCTATTATGCACACTTTTACGCTAGTTTTACCTTCTTAAATGCATCTTTTCGGTAAACATACGTCACTCGTGGGTCATTTTGTGGTGTTTTTACACTTTTTGGTGCCCCAGACATCTCTTTTGGCGCTTTTTTAGGCTTTTTTGTTGCTTTGGTTTGCATTTTTTGCTCCTTGTTGGGCATTTCGTATGGCATCTTGTGAATTCTTCTGTGCAGCAGCCTGTTGTTGCAGTGCCAAACGAGCAGAATCGAACTGAACGTCCGCTTGTTCCTTCTGTTGGTCCAATCCAAGGCGTTGTTGGTCCACCTGAAGCTTGGCTTGGTCACGCTGCGCGCTTTGTTGCAACTCTTGTTTCTTCAATTCCACCAAAGGATCAGTCTGTGGGCCCTGTAATTGGACCTGCAAAGCCTTGACCTCTTGGAAGCCCTGCGCAACTTTAATTGCGACCATTGCTTCACGCTGCAAAGAAGAGACAAGTTGATCAGGATCCGTGCCATATTGCTTGAACAACTCGGCTTCCACCTCTTCTTCCGCCTTTAAACGGATGTGATCAAAGATGTGTTTTTGCAGAGTAACCGCCACGTTAGGCATACCACCCATCATTGGGCTCATACCAAACAAAATGTGCGTCATGATGTGCGCATCGTGCTGCTGGCCGGCAAAAGCTTTGAGCGGTGAGCCGTCCAGTGCCTGTGCATTTTCGCTTGCAGGATCCTTTGGTTTATCTACCTGTTGGCTGTTGAGAATTGTGTCAATGTCACGCACACCGATGGCTTCATACATGCGGCGATAGGCCTCATACATGTTGTGCATCTGCGGTGCGCTCTGAGCCAGTTGCAACTGGGTCTGCGCCATCGTGATACGCTGGGCAACAGAGAAGATGTTGGGGTCAGAAACAGGCAATACATCGATGCGGTCATCAAAGTCACGCGCCTTGATTCTGCGGCTCTCACCGGGCACATCGTATGGATACTCAGCAGGCAAATACTCTGCAAAACCCTTGGCCAGCAACTGAAATTCCATGCGCTGGCTGTAATGCAAACGCTTGTGAATAGCAGACATGACCGCGCTGCCTTTTTCAAGCAACGCAATCGTTGTTCCCACGGCAGCATTCTGGTTGCTGTCACCCACTTGCATGTCCGTAATGCTTGCCAAACGGCGGCCAGCATCTACGCAGAAACCAAGCAGCGCAAACAGCGTCTGGCTAGGCTCTTTGTATGGCAATGGCAACAGCGATGCAGACAACTCTGCACCACCCGCGTCCATATCCCTGAACTCACCGGGTGACAAAGGTGTGTCGTCATTCGCAATCCGCGCGCCCTTGGCTTTAAAGCCAGCAGGCAAGTTAGCCAGCGTTCCAGCGTCCACCAATTGCTGCAGTGCAGAAGTAGCCGTCTTCGTCAAACCACCAACCAAGTGCAAGAAGCCCAAGCCATAAGCACCGGGGCCCTGCACAAGCAAATAATGCACGTAGTATTGCTTGCGGTTAAACAGAGGATCGCCCTCTTTCCAGTTACGGCGCACGCCCACCACAGATTGAGATATTTCGTCAATTGTGACGACGTAAGGCAGCTTAATTCCTGTCTCTTCGCCATCTTCATCCTTGTGCTCAAAGCCGCGGATGTCCAAATCAACCAAAATCTCTAACAAACAGATCTCTTCTTCCACGCCAGTAGGTACAACGCCTGTTGTGCGGTCTACTTCCTTCTTGATTGTGCTTTGGCCAGTCTCTGCCGCAGTTGTCATCTGCGCTGTATCCAAATACTGACCACGAATCACTGCTTTGCGGTAATCGTTGGTGGACATCGGAACGCGGTGCGTGATCCGTTGGCATTCGCTCATCACAGAAGAGCCGGTGTAAGGGATATAAAGGTTATCAGGCAGCACCAAAGCGCTTACCATGCGGCCTTTGGTCTCGTCAAAATACACTTTCTTAAATGCCGAGCCGCCAAAACCAACATAGAACAGCAACTGATCAAAATCAGGTGTGTACTCTTCCATCACTGTCGTGATTTGGTAGTTCATGAAGTCACGCACGCGGTCCGCTTGCATCAACTTCTCACGTGTTTCCTTGCCCAGCACTTGCGTGCGCACAGGACCGCCCGCAGGCATCAATTCTTTAAGCGCTTGCGCTTGGAACTGAACAATACTCTCTGTCAAAAGTGGGTGCTGCACGCCGCACGCGCCCTTGAATGGCTTGGTACGCTCTTCAAACGTAAAGCCCAACATCTTCATGCCCTTGCCGTACTGCTCTTCCCACTCTTTGCGTGAAGATTTGTCAGCATCAAACAAAGACATCAAATCAGAAGAGATTGACTGCAAGACATCGCGATCAATGACCTCGGCCAAGTTGCTGTCAAACGCTACGTCATCGTCTTCTGCACCAATATTTACGACCACCGCACCGGTCTCTGCGTCAAACTCAATGTCAATATCTGACGGCAACTCGTCTTCCATCTCAACGGCGACATCGCCCTCAGGCAAGTCGTCGATTGTCATGTTCTTTTCAATTGGCATGTTGTGTCCTTACAGATATCTGCGGTTATCGTTGGGCTGGCGCTCGATCATACCCCCAGTGGCTTTAGATGGATTAATTCTTTTTTGAATCATTGCTTTTATCTCTTCCATCGTCATAGGTTGTTTTGTAGGAACTAAAAGATTAGTAGCTTCTTGAAGCATCTTACCCATGTCCGTGTCATTTCCCACTACAAACCGAGACCCATTGTTTAGATCAACTGCTTTGTCCCGGACTGCTCTCATACCGTTTTCTACATTACCAAATTTTTGTCCCAGATCCATTTTTTGTGTAAATGATGGATCAAAGAAATTGAGCACTTGATTTGGATATTCAGGCAACTGTGTCATACGTAGCCCTTTTAGATTATCTACATAATCAAGGCCCCCGTATGTTTTGTCAAGGTGCTGAATGTATTGTTGAATTGCAGGGAGTGCCGGATTGTTTGCAAAATCTGCTGTGTTCCCTTTTTCTTTTATTTCAGTAATAGAAAAACGTCTGCCCGAGTCAAAATCTACGCCAGAATCAGCAACAGAAAACTGGGCAACAGGGCGCGCTTGTTTGCCTTGCCCCGTTACTATTACATGCAGTCGATTAAATCCAGAGGCATAGGTTTCAGCGTTTGGTGTATACCTTGTGCACCATCCACCATCGCATCCCACATCAGTAACTAATTGTTTGGCTTCTGGGTTTTTCTTAATATCAGGCAACGCAACGCCTATAAACTTACCTTCCTGTAACTGCGCTCTTGGAAACGCAGGGTCAGCACGAAGAGCCGTAGTGGCCATCTTTTGTCTAGTGTCGTTTTGCCAGTTTGTATACCGAGCCATCCGATTAGACGCTGCTGCAACATTTAGTTTTGCCAAAGTATCGTCTGGAAGCAGAAACTCTGATGGTATTTTGGCTGCAGGTTGACCATATGCTCCGTACTTTCCGTCTGATTGACGAACATCCAACATCTTGTCGCGCAACGCTTCTAACTTTAAGTTTTCTACTATGTTGGGCGCAAAATCCGTTACCCGTGTTTCGGGCTGGGTTTCTACAAGATTGCGCATGCTTGCAGGCACCCTGTTTGGTGTTAAATCCCCCACTCTTTCCGGATAAGCAGAAATATCTGTGATGTCTTCTATGCGTTGTGCATATGGCTGCGTTGCCATATTAGACTTACCAAATCCTTCCGCTTGACGCATGTACTCTAAATCAGATTGTCTACGGCCTAGGAAATGTTTAAGTGCTTGATCCTCTGCCGAATCAGAAAATTCTTTAGGGGCAAGATGCAAAGCTTTGCCCTCTTCTGCAGCCCTGACCAATTGATCTTGGGGGCTTGCAAAGTCCGAGCGAAGATATCGTGTAACTGTCTTTGAAAACCAATCGTTTAAAGATTTGTCTTTTACTGCCAAAGGTTCTTTCATTTGGCCAATTGTCACATTCTTGACTACTTTTTCTGCTTCATCAACATTAGGCAAAAACGGAAGCCCTGTCATAGCAACAGGTGTGCCCTTATTGCGAACCGCATACGAAGCACCGGGAACTGCCAAATTCTGATTGTATTGCTGGAAGTCTTGAGCCAACATTCTTGCTGCTTCGCCCGTTTTACCCGCTGCCTGCACGCCCGCGCGCGTAACACCTGCAGGATTGACAAGGTTACTGGATAAATCACCAGCACCGTAGAAGCCGGCAAGCGTTGGATCTTCAGAGGGCTTAAACCCTAGGCCCGCGGCCCGTGATTTTTCCTTCAGATACTCACTGCCCATGAACGGTTTTTCAACATTGCCACCATATATACCGGCTACCATGTTGGAAATGTCCATCGGCGCACCCAAAATATTCTGCGGAATGTTGGTCATGCCCTTAGCAAACTCTATCTGCCCTTCGCCAGACTTCAAAGCCTTGGAAATGTTGCCTTCCTTGCGACCAATACCAGACTTCTGCGCAATAAAAGCAGCATTACTGGCCGCTTCCCTGTCCGCTGTCTCTTGGGCCGCGATCCGTTCAATCTGCTGCGGTGTTAAGCGCTCGCCCTCTTCAGGACTGCCGTCTGCACGCTTGACAGGCTTGTTGTATGGATAAAAATTATCCCCTAACAACGTTTTGTGCAAGAACTGCGTAACAGGATTGTCCCTGTACGTATACGCAGGTTGCGGTGTGCTAGGCGGCAAATCACGGGGATCTAGTCGCGTCTGACGGGGCCCGGTCAACGCATCATAAACAGACATTACCTTAACGCTTGGAAACAACTTCTTCATTTCCGGATCACGCGTCAAGGATTTTCCTGTTATCTGCTCCAACGCAGACAAGGATGCCAACTGCTCATCAAACAAAGCCGAGGTATCACCATGCTGCTTACGGACAACTTCCAAAGTTTCTGGCCTAAAATAAGCATTTGTTAAAGGACGACCAAAGAACTGTTCCAGCTTTTCACGGTTATCCACCATGCTTTGTGTAAACTGCGACATTGGCCGCCAATCACCCAACATGTAATACGCTTGGTAGTTATTGTCCACTTTCTTTATTTTTGGACGGCCCAACGGATCACCCGCCCTGAACGTAAGACTGTGCTCCAACTCATGCAGCTTCGTTTCTTCATCCTTTTGAGGGCTCAAACCTTTTTGGATATTTAAAATATCCTGAGCATCTGAACTAACATGCCCTAAAGTGTCACTTCCCGCGGGAAAATACGAAAGCTTTGCGCCCGGATTCATTGCTTTTATGTAAGCATCCAACTCCTTTGCGCTGCGAGTGGCAGGAGGTGGGGGAGGAACCGGCATACTTCCATATTTTGGTTGTTGTTGAGTCGCAAACTTTATCTCTTGACCCTCCATGTCCACTTCACCGCCGTCTGCGTAACTTCCTATTCTCTTAAAAAACGCCGGAATTTTGGCCAAACCCGTTGGTCCTTTGTCCACGTTCCTCTGAGCAAGGTCCATCAAAATCTGAAACTCCGTTGCAGCAGTAGCATCCACGTGCCGCGGCGCGCGGTCCTGCATAACTGGACCGGAGGAATAAGCGCCTATGGCATGCGCTACAAGTTCTTTTGGATCTGCCCGGTAGTACCGGTTGTCTTCTTCAAACTCCGGATACCGCTTACGCAAAAGTTGCGTGCGATTGCGACCCTCTGGCCCCACCATTTTTTCGTAGGCTTCGGTAAATTGATTGCTCTTGCCAAACATCTTCTGCTCAAGCGCTTGCTGCATCATTTGACGGTCCGCAGCATGTGTCATTTCATGCGCTATTGTCGAAGGCATAAACATCTCAGGTACATTTTTGTTAATTTTTATAGTACCAGTGCCTACATTTGTTCTGTCCGAAGAAAATAGTCCATGGGTTCCTTCAGGCAAGTAGCCCGTTACCTTTATGTCGGGGACTGCGTTCCGAGACTGCAAATACCGCTCAAGCTCTTGGTAAGCCTCGCCCTTGCGTGCGGTATCCTTTGCTTCGGCTACTTCATCACGATAGCTGGCTTTTTGGATTGCAGCATTTCTTCTTGCTTGCCCCGCCTGTCTGCTAATATTAGGATTGCCAATAAAAGGCTTGCTTACATCCTCTTCCGCATCCACTTCCCCACCATCAGCAAAAGTAATAGGTTTGACGCCTAGCTCCAAAGAAGCCAGATGATTGACAGGCTTGTAGTTGGCAAAAAATGCTTCTGTCTCCGTGCCCTTGTTCTCGTTGTATACCCGATCATCCTCTTCGTCCTGCGCATCAGCCAAAGCCGCTAAAGCAAAAGCGGCCTGATAACTGGCGGGCATCGCTTTCACATCAGGCATACCCTTCATCATTGTTCCACGTGAAACACTGGCAGTTGTTCCCGCAGGAAGGGCCTTGGTCATGATCTCCTCCGCAGGAGTAGGCTCCGTCTTGGCTTGCTGTGTTTCACGTGAAACATTCTTGCCAAGAAGACCTTTGACGCGCTCCACATACGTCTTTGTTTCCTGAGGCAAGGCTTCTGGTTTTGCACCAGAAGCAATCCACTTATCAGCAGAACCGGGACCCCAGTTATATGCAACCAAAGCTTTCTCTGTATCACCGTACTTACCCAACATCGCTTGAAGGTAGTCACGGCCTACACGGGCAATCTCATCAGGGGACTTGTCACGGGCAGGGGTTACACCAAAGCCGGGGTCAAGGATGGTCTTGGGCATGACCTGCATTTCACCCAAAGCACCCTTGGCACTTGTGGTCAGAGTCTTGCCGTCATCCTTGTATCGCTTGCCGCGGCTCTCCGCTTGCTTAACAGCAGCAACTATCTCTTCAAAAGTCTGTTGGGCCATGGCTCGAGGTCCTCGTCAAATATTCAAGACATTTTATGCGGCATTTCAATAATACTCAACCGGTGTTGTATCAGGCTCTGTCTCTTCATTATCATCAGACTCCAACGCAATAAAGTTGCCAGCACGAAATCTCGTCCAAGCCATCACCGCGGTATCCACTTGGTCGTCATTGTTGCCATTAGGAAAAGCCGCGCATTCCTCTACAAGGTCCTCGGCCCAC